CGGCACCCGCCTCCTGCGCGAGTTCGTCCCGCCGCACCCGGGCATCGAAGGCGTTGGCATCCGACACCATCCGGTCCTGCACGCCGCTGAGCATGGCCCGGCGCGTGAGCATCCAGTTGCGGTCGGCCTGCGTGTCCGTCGCGCCCTGACGCGCCTGGTCGAGGGCGAACTGCGTGGCCTCGCGCTGCAGCGGCAGCATCGACTCGGCATTGCGGACGATGCGCTGGATGACGTCGTCCTGCACCTCCATCGAGCGGATCTGCGCCTCGGTCAGCCGCGGATCGGGCGGCGGCGCGTCGGAACCCTTGGTGCCCATGCTCAGTCCTCCAGGAATCGGCAGTCGGCCCGCCACATGACGTACAGAATCACGTCGCCGCCGTCATGGGCGGCGGCGGCCAGGCGAGCCTCCGGCACGAAGCCCAGGTGTCCGCAGAAGCGCCGGGAGGCGACGTTCGTCGAGTCGACATGCGCGCTCACGCGCTGCACACCGCAGACCTCGAACGGGTAGGCGAAGCAAGCGCGAAGGTAGGCTCGTGTCAGCCAGCGAGCGCCCGGCACAGCGGCAACGTGCATCCACACGTTCTGCCGGTTCAGCCCCTCGTACAGCACCCCGGCCACAAGTTGCCCCCCACGCACGAGCCCAATGGCCACCATCCCCTCGGCCAGCCGCAGGCCCGGCAGGTAGCGCCGCATGAAGGCGGCGACTCTGGGGAGGTCGTAGTCGAACTCTTGGCGCATGGCGGGGCAGACTGCCATGCTTGCTTCGAACATCAGCGATCAGGAGTCGTCGGTGGGTACCCGTTCAAGCAAAATCGACGTCGTCCGCTTTAGCCCGTGGCTTCACTCGACCGTAAGGCGTTGGGCGTTGGGCGTTGGGGTGAACACTACTAGAACTTTCCTCTCTCATCATGCCGGTCCCGACCTACGATCTGTTCATCGAGCCTATCCTCAGGTTTCTTGCCGGACACCCTGACGGTGTTCCCGCCAAACTTGCGCACGAAGCAGCCGCAGCCGCGCTAGGCCTGAGCGTGGAGGACCGAGCCCAGATGCTCACGAGTGGAACGCAGCCGGTCTACAAGAATCGCGCCGGCTGGGCGCATGATCGCCTCAAGCGCGCAGGCCTCTCATCCTCACCGAAACGTGGCTACTGGAAGGTGACACCTACCGGCACAGCACTCGTCGCTGAACATTCCGGCCCACTCCCAGCTGAACTTGTGCAAAAGCTTGCCACAGACTTCTTGGACATCAAACTAAAGAATGCGACCGGCAGCGGCGAAACAGAGAATCCAGTCAATTTTTTATCTCCAATAACTGCGATCAGTCCAGATGATCAGCTCGAAGTGGCAATCGCTCAACTTCGTGAAGTCGCAATTTCGGAATTGCTAGAGGCTTTGTCCAAGGTTTCGCCAACGTTTTTTGAAAGAGTTGTTCTCGACGTACTCCATGAAATGGGGTATGGAGCGAGTCGGGCAGATCTACAGCAAGTTGGTGGCCCTGGCGACGCTGGGATTGACGGCGTGATATCTTTAGACCGCTTGGGATTGGAGAAGGTCTATGTACAAGCAAAGCGCTGGCAAGAGAATATTAGCCGACCCCACCTTCAAGCCTTTTATGGCGCTCTTGCTGGCCAGAAAGCACGCAAAGGGATATTTATCACTACGTCACTTTTCTCACAACAAGCCAAAGAGTATGCAAAATCTGTAGAGGGCATGGTCCTTATTGATGGACCTCGACTGGCTGGGCTGATGGTCGACTGTGGAGTAGGAACCTCCTCTAGGGTGGTAAAGATCCCAAAGATTGACAGCGACTATTTTGACGAGAATGCAGCGTAATTCTTGTTTGAAGGCGACACGATGCATCTGCCTTTTACCGCCATAACCTAGGAACGACCTCAACTCCTGCGAACGACGGTCGACCAGATCAAGTGAGTCTTGCAGTCGGCAGAAAACGGAGACTTCATGAAACTATTTTCTTGCGGCAACACAAAAACCACCAAAATCGGCTTTATCAATCGGCACAATCAACTATGTATGGGTCATCGAGGGGTCCCCGGCACTGATCACGGTCAATTATCCTATCGTATGTCCTGTTTGAGCGCGGAGTGTGGTCACATCTACGGAGCAAATGGAACCGATATTTTTCAGCGGAAGTGCCCCAATTGTCAATCTGGGGCACCAGGAATTCCGTATTGACAACCCGAAAGTTGGTAATTTGCCCGCGTTCAAGACTCATTTCCACGGTGTCTCAGGCCAGACGATGCTGAACGGGTCGGACTGCTCGGTGATGTCCCGCAGCGCCTGCCGATAGTCAAACCAAGCTCGCCGAACTTCATCCGACATCGGAACGTCAGGCAGCGCAGACCAGTCGGACGCAGCCAAGCGGCGGTTACGGGTGGCACGCACGCGCTCCCACTCCTGCCGGGCGGTCACTTCGGGCGCCGCAGGTGGGCCGAAGATCCAACCGGGCGGCGGCAGGACACCCACCTCAGTGATCAGCATTGACTCCTGCCTCGCCGGGTCGTGGTAGACCTGCCCCCGATGGTCAGGCGCCAGTTCCCAGCCCTCACCGTTCCACCTTGGCGCCATCCCAGGCAGGGTTTGCGGCGGCTCGGCAGCAGTGCACCGGGGCTCCGATGCCAGCGCAGCCTGCGCCAGCGCTTCAGGCATGACGGCCCAGGACACGAGCGACCCAGCAGGGCTGTAGCGGTAGATCTTCATCCGACGGCGTCCAGCGTCCATCTGAAGGAGGTCAACGTCACCGAGGTTCGGTCGGTGGGGTTGTCGAGCATCCTGATGCGCAGGATCAGGAAGACCCGCGAGTTGGACGAGCCGTCAGGGTTGACGCCATAGGGGGCCTGAGAGGCGATGGGGTCGGCGCCATTGACAAAGGCGGGCGCTCGAAGCGCGAAGTCCAGTTCCGCCTGAAACGTCCCGCAGTAGGTGCCGCCAATCGCAAACAACTCGTTGAAGGCGATGGAGAACGTGAAGCCGGAGGAGCTGTTGCCCATGCGGGCGGACAAGGTGCGCTCCAGCCGCTGATCCCGACTCCAGTTGTAGCCGGTGTCGATCTCGATCACCTGCGCGGGGTAGAACATCTGCCACTGATACGCCCCACCGGAATCGCCACCGTAGTCGATGTAGACCTGGCGTCGCTCGGCGAGCACGACGCTTCCGGTCCACTGCCCTTCAGCCAGCACCGCCGTGAAGTAGGCATTCCCGTCGGCGGTGATGCGAACCTTGCCGCCTCCTGCGCTGAAGACGTTGTTGCTGCCCGTGGCGTTAAGGTCGAGGAATGTCGTCGGCGACGGCCCGTTGCGAAGGATGCCCGCGGTGACGGTGCCGATGTTGGCGGACAGTGCCGACAGCGACGTGATGGTCGCGGTCTTGATCTTCGCCAGTTCGATCTCGGCGTCGCCGATCTTCGCGTTCGTGATCGAGCCGTCATCGATCCTGGCGATGTCGATAACCCCTGACGTGATGACCGCCGCGTCGATGTTCGCGATCTTGGCATCCAGGCTTCCGGCCTCGATGCGGTCTGCACTCAGATAGCCCGCGGTGATCTTCTCGGCGTCCAGCGAATCGATCTTGGCATCGGTGACCGCCAGGTCGGCAATCTGGCCGGTATCGACCGCGAGGTCGGCAATCTTCGCGGTGTCCACAGCAAGATCAGCGATCTTCGCGTTGGTGACCTGCAGATCCTGGATGAACGCCAGCGTCGAGTAGACCCCCGCCGGGAAGGTAACGCCCCCGATCACAGTGGTCTCGGTGAGCACCGTGAACGGCTTGCCGGCCCCCGTCATGGCGGCCACCATGCTCGAGACGTCCTGCCCCGTCACCACCTGCAGCCCGTTCGTCCCGCCGACCGGCGTCGGGCTCAACACCCCGTCTACGGTCTCCCACTTGATCCACAGCCGCCAGGTCGTTGATGGGTTGCTCGGGTGAGCATGCACCGTGCCCGTGAACTGGGTGATCTCGACCGCGTCATCGAACACCGGCAGCGGATCGCCCGCCGCGACGATCTTGCCGTAGACCCGCGTGCGCAGGTGCCCGTGGCCCTGGGTGTACAGCGGCGCGTCGTGCTCGATGAAGACGTTGCTGATGGCCGCCGACACCGTGAAGCCCGTGGGCGTGGGCGGCGGGGTCAGGTCGGGTTCTTCGACCTGGGACTCGGGCGCGATGGGCAGCGCGCCGCCAGTGGCTGCAGCCTGGCCGGCCGTGTAGCCCGGACGCAGACGGGCGAAGCCGCCCTCGATCAGGTCGCGCAGCGTAATGCCCCGGTCCAGCGGGTCGCCGGTGCGGCCCAGGTAGGTCATCACCGCCTCGCGCAGGCGCTGCGGGAAGTTCGGTGCGTTCGGGCTGGGAAGGTCGTTGCGGGCCATGAGCTACGACATATCTACGAGGAAACCACGACAAAAACACGAGGAAATCACGACTTTCGGCCCTCCTACACCTGCGCCAGCTCGGCGATGCTGGTGGCGATGGCTGCGCTCTGCACCGCGCCCGTGCCCTCGAGCTCGATCTGCCACTCGACCGCCATGAAGCCCGCCGGCAGGCGGAAGGCCTGGCGGTTGGCCACGCTCTGCGTGTGGCGCAGCACGCCGTCGGCGTAGACCCGCATCGTCACCGGGTAGGCGTCGGCCGAGACCTCGCCCGCCGCAAAGCACAGCGGCCTGGGCGCGCGGTGCAGCTTGCCGCGAAAGCGCCAGGTCATGCCCGCAGCACCCGCGTCCCAGCGACGCACGTTGGCGCCGTCCAGGACGTAGAGCTGGTCCAGCAGCTCGTCGAAGTGCATGCCCTCGTAGCCGGTGTCGAGGAAGTAGATCCCGGCGCTCGAGTCGCCCGGGTTGACCATGAAGCCCTTGCGCGTGGCCCCACCGTCGGTGGAGTAGCTGCCGAAGTACAGGCCCTCGTACAGCCGCCCGACGATGCTCGATGGCACCAGGGCCTGCCAGTCCTTGCGGGTCATCAGGCCGGCGGTGAGGATACGCGCGCCGCCACTGCCGTACCAGCACAGCCCGTCCTCGCTGGCCCAGGCTACGCCCGAGCCCATGCTGACGATGGAGCGGGCTGAGACGCAGCCCTGCGGCATGTCCAGCGGCGTCTGGTCCATGCCCTCGGGTGTGGAGCCCGCCACCAGCAGCGGCCGGCCCGTGGTGAGCACCAGCAGCGCCTGCCCGAACACGCCCAGGCCCACGGGCTTGCCGTCGGGCGGCACGATGTCGTACTCGGCCGGCCAGGCGTAGGGCACATAGGGCTCGCACAGGCGCACCGCGTTGCCGCTGATGCCGGCCAGCATGCCGTTCCACAGCGCGGTCAGGTGGGTCAGGTTGCCCTCGGTGCCGGCGCCCGCGCCCACAGGCACGCCAGGGGCCGGCAGCCAGGTCGTGGAGGGCAGCACCTCGCCCAGCGTGCGGTTGTCGTCGGTCGTGCTGGTGTCGCCGATGGCGATCTCGCGCAGGAAGAAGAACTCGGTCGCCCCGCTGGCGCCGGTAGCGGTGCGGTAGATGCGCCGGCGGTTGACGCCGTAGTTGCCCGCGGGCACGGCCGCAAAGCCGCCAAGGTTGGCCGTGTCGTCGGTCTTGCGGGTGTTGGCCGCGCTCGGCGGGCTGGGCGCGCTTTCCCAGCCCCAGTCGTTGACGTAGGTGTAGACGTAGAACACCGTCTGGTTCTGCGTCGAGGTGCCGCCGGCCACCGTGGTGACGGTCGGCTTCGTGGCCGGGGCCGGGATGCCGAGCGCTCGCGTGGCGGCCGGGTTGTCCTGCGGGTCCGTGCCGTCCAGCGCCAGGTTGTCGGTGACCTTGGGCGCGCCGTCGCCGGTGAAGTAGGTGCGCTCGGTGGTGTCGGCTGGGTCGAACCCGCGCGCGGCGTGGACCGGGCTCGAGGCCCAGCTCAGCCAGTAGGTGGCATCAACGGCCGCATCGCGGCCCATGCGGTAGATGCTCTTGCGGCCCGCGGGCACGGTGGCCACGGTCTGCGGCTGCAGCCACGAGCGCAGGTCGCCCCGGCCGGGCTTCTGGTTCAGGCTGACCACGCCCTGCACGTCGGGCAGCAGCGTGGGGTGCAGCGCGCGGTTCTCGCCGGCAAAGCCGACCAGGCGGATGACGGGCATGTCAGGGCCTCCCGGGTGATGTCAGCGCGTCGTAGGACCGCTCACACGCCGCGCCGGCCGCGCCGCGCGCATCGGCTACGGCAGCCAGCTCTCCAGCCGTCTGCGCAAGCCGGCCGAGCAACTCGGCGAGCACAGCTCCGGGGTTGGCGGCTGACGGGCCTCCTGTGGCAGCGCCGGGAGTTCCGGCGGTTTGGTCACGATAGGGGGTGCACTGGGAGGCGAGGCCTTCGGCACGAGTCCGCAGGACGTCAGCAGCAGTGCGAGCCCGAGCAGCATCAGCCTGGGCAGCGCGAACTTGAGTCTGGGCATGGGTCTGGACCTCCTGGTGCTTGGCGCGCCACTGCGCCTCGGTCTGGCTGGCTTGCTCGGTGGCCGCGGCCAGTGCCACGGCAGCGTCGGCACGCTCGCGCTCGCGGTCGGCACGCTCCTGCGCCAGCGTGGTGTGCACCTGGGCGGCGTCTCGCTCGGTCTGCGCACGCGACAGCAGCAGCCACAGGTTGGCGGTCATCGACGCCAGCAACGCAGCCGTCCACAGGGTGTTGGCGTAGGGGATCACTGGGCGTCTCCCAGGCACTGGCGATGCTCGGCCTGCCGGCGCAGCGTCAACCCGCGCAGCGGCTGGCCCCGGAACTTGTCCCAGCGCAGGATCTGGTCACAGGCCGCGCGGTAGTCGCCTTGGTTGAGCAGCCGCACCAGCGTCGAGCCGCAGAACGCCCCCGAACCGATGTTGTAGGCCAGGGAGAGGAAGGCGTCGTACTCGTGCTGATGCAGTGGCACACGCACGCAGCTCTGGAGCGCCCCCTCGAAGCGTTGCACGTCGTCCAGCTTGCGCACCAGGGCCTGCACGGGGTCGATGCTGTCGCCCATGCGCACGCCGTCGGTCGTGCCGAAGCCGATGGTTGGCACATCACCCGGCAACGGCCGGTAGGCAACGGGGCGGTAGCCCTCATGCACGGCAATGCCCACCAGCCCGGCCGCGGACAGCGCCAGAGTGACGACAGCCACGCGCAGGGGCCTCACGCGCTGGGCCCCTCATCGGACCGCCGCGAGAAATACAGCCTCTGCCACCGGAACAGCAGGAAGCCGATCTGCAGCACCAGATAGATCAGCGTGGCCCAAAGGATCAGGTCATTGACCTGCACGCCTGCCACAGTGGCACCGGCCACGGTGATCGGCGGCGCGGCCTTGGCGGCCTCGGCCGCGACGTCGGACTTGTAGCTCATGCCTGACCTCCACTCGGGTAGCGCAGCCGGATCTCTTCGACCTTGGCCAGCCAGGTGCCCGTCGGCAACTCGCCGCGTTGCTCCTGGAAGAACAGCGGATCAGCCTCGGAGGCAAACGCGGCGGCGCGAAGTTCGCGGTACCGGGCCAGTTGCTTCGCGGCCTCTTCAGCGGCGTCGGCCTGCAGTTGCGCCACTTCCTCGGCGGTCATCTCGGCCTCGATGATCTCGCCCGTCACACAGTTCTGGATCGTCTTCTTCGGCATGGCAATCACCTGTAACTCACGTTGAAGGTCCCGGAAAACGTCCCGGCGCTCATGGTCAGCTCGAACCGGTCAAGCTTTCCGGAAAGTGACTTGTAGCCAGTCATAAAGTGGCCGGCATTCAGAAGCGGGTGGAATCCGCCCTGTATCGCCCAGGTGTTCAGGGTCTTGTCGATCAGGCGCAGGTTGACCAGGAGCCTGCCTTGGGTTGACGTCATCGGCCCATACACCAGATACCACTTGTTCTCGTAGTAGAGGACCTGGCCATAAACAACCCCGCCGCTTGTGCCGTTGGTATAGAGCGAAGTTCCCTTGTATGGAGAACTGGTGTTGATCGATCCGTTGCCGATGCGAAGGAATGGCGCGGCGTTCTGGGTGCTGCGTGTGAAGTTGTCGCAGTGGATGTCGATTTCGGTTGCCCAGCTTGGGATGCCCTGGAAAGTCCAACTCGCCGAGCCGGTGAGCGTCGACTGTTGTTGATCCTTGATCTCTGGCGTGCTGTCGAGCTTGATGGCATCGAGCAATGCGCGGGTGATACGGATCTCCACGGTCGCACCGGCCGAGAACGCTGATGGATTGGTCCCGTCCTGCGCGCGCTCCATCGTGAAGGTGTCGAAGAACCGGTCCGTGACCTTGACGATTTCCACCGTCCCGGAACCGTTGTCCAGCGTGGCAAAGAAGTAGTTGCCGGCACCAGCCGCCGGAAAACGTGCGCCGTGGTTGGTCGGCACCGAAAACGTCGTATCGCTGCTGGTGATACTCGCCGCAAGCGTCGAGGTGGCCTGGTTGGTGTAGAGCGCTGGCATGGTCAGGCAGCCTTTCTGAGGTTGGCGTAGAAGACGAAGACCTCGACCGAGATGTCGCTGGGTGCGACCGTGACGGACGTGGTCGGCAAGGGGGATGACAGTTCGGCCACGACTGCCGGGGCCGCGACATCGACGCTGGTGCCCACGAAGGACTCCAGGCGGCTCATGTAGGCGACAGTCAGCCGGCCGTGCACCGTGGCGAGGACGGTGGGCGAGCGGCTCAAGGGGCCGTTCAGAGTCGGGCCGTTCAGTGCACCGCCGTTGAGTGCGTGGCCCGCCAGGTCGTCGGTGGTGGACAGGTTCTTGTCGACCAGAGCCGCCGCCTCGCTCGCCGACTGTCCGCCGGACGATCCCGACAAGGGTTTGACGAGGTACAGGCCCGGCACCGAGGCCACCACACCGAGCGCAGCGCCCGCGGCATCGACCCGCTTGGCCAGAGCGGCCGAAGACAGCCCGGTGCCCTGCCCCAACCCACCAACCGGCTTGTCCAGCGACAGCGCTGCGTCGAGCGCAGTGCCGAAGACCGAAGCCCCACCGCTCACCGGCTTGACCAGGCGCAGGTGCCCCAAGATTTCGCTGGCACCAGCCGCCAAGGCGCCGATCGGCTTGGCCACGGCCGCGTAGGCGTCGGCATTCGCCGCCGAGAAGGCGTCGACTTTGAGCAGCTTGTCGAGGGCCACCCCGGCGGCAACCGATGCGGGCGCTGAACTCGCCGCCGCCACCGGCTTGACGATGGAAACGCCACCGCCGCCGGAAACCGACGTACCGCTGGCGCCGAGCAGAGCCCAGGCAACCGAACTGCTGCCCTGCAAATACGCGGCACCGCCAGCCTCCGCGCTCACCGTGTAGTCGACCTTGGCCTGGCTGAATGCGGCGCTTTGGCAGACAAGCGCGCCGGTGAGGAGTTTGCCCAGCAGCGCCATCGAAGACGTGGCAGCCACTGCGCCACCGGCGGCAGCAACGACCTTGACCAGGGCAGCCTGCGCCGTGGTCTGCCCCGAGCCTGCCGCCGTGGACACCAGCGTCTTGAGCACGCCAACGTGCGCTGCCACGCCACCTTGGACCTGCGCCGCAGCCGACACCGAGTAGTCGACGTTCACTCCGGCCGAAGCATCCGAAGTGCCATCGGCGTCCGCGGCGACGACGTAGTCCACCGCTGCATCCGCAAGCCCATCAACGGCGCAGGCGGCCAACCCTTCAGCGACGAAGGCCACACCCGGCTCCCCGGCGCCCACGGCCGAGACCTCGATGACGGATGCGCTGCTCGGATTGAGCGGCGAACCATTGAGGGCACCAGCGCCGATCCAGCCGGGCTGCTGCTCGACGGCAAACAGCAGGGGTTTGGAGACCGCAGGCGCGGCCGAAACAGAACCTGCGGCAGTGGCGGCTGTGAGCAGCGGCTTGACGATCGCCGGGCTGCCAGCCACAGAGGCGAAGACATGAAGCCCAGCGGTCAGCGGCTTGGCGACTGCCGCAGCGCCCGCGCCAGAGGCCGAGCCGGCCGTGGAGCCTACGAGCAGCTTGCCGAGCAGCGCCATTGAACTGGTCTCTGCCAAGCCCTGACCCGCAGCCGAGATGTCCTTCGTCAGCGATACAGAGGCCTGCGCCTGGCCAGCCACCACCGCTACCGCGGGGAGAGCCTTGACAACGCCCATCGTCCCGGAACCCGCGCCGATGCCGGTAGCCGTGCTGTGCAGCGGTTTGGACAGTTCGGCAGCCGCCGAGCTGAAGACGGCACCATTGCCAAGTCCTGCCACGGGCTTCGAGACCGAAGCAAGCGCGGACGCGATCGCCCCAGTCGCCAGCCCCGCCGCAAGCGGCTTCTGAGCAGACGCAGCACCCACCACCGCTGCAGTGGGCGATGCCGATCCAGCCACCACGAACTGGGCCCGGGCGCGACCGGTCACCGAGGCTGCAAGCGACCCGCCGCCAGCGACCTGGAAGGCAACAACCGTCGAGCCCGAAGACGTGGCAGACACCGCCGTGGAGCCCACGAGCAGCTTGCCGAGCAAGGCCATCGAACTCGTCTGCCCAACCGCAGCGCCGGCCGCCGCAACCACCTTGACGAGTGAAGCCTGCGCCGAGGTCGCACCAGACGAGGCAGCAACTGCCTGCAGAGTCTTGCCCGCGGCCACGCTCGCGACTACGGTCGCGTTCAGCCCGATGGCCGAGGCGGCGTTGTAGGCCACCGTCGGCGCAGCCGCTGCAGAACAGGAGGCAGTGCCAGCGACTGCAACCGGCTTGCCCAGGCCTAGCGCGGCCGTGACGTTGACCGCAACGCCGACGCTTCCCGCAAGCGGCTTTTGAGCGGACGCAGCCGCCGCAGCACCCGCCGGTGCGGACACCAGCCCGGCCAGGATCTTGTCGATTGATGCACCGCCGGCCCCGACGGCAGACCCTGAGACTGCGCCAGCGACGGGATAGGACACGCTGGTATCGCCGTCGGCACTGACATCCGCATCGGCGCCGCCAGCCAGCACATAGGCCACGGTGGGGCTGCCCGAAGCAACCGCGCTCACGTCGAGAACCGGCAGACTGCCAAGACCGACCAGCCCGCCGCCGATGGCCCCGACGTTCAGCGCCGCAGAAGGTTGCGGCACCGGGAACAACAGCGGGATGACAAGCGCAGCGGCGGCAGAGTGCGTGGCCGTGGCGCCGGCACCGGCCGCGACGGGCTTGGTCAAGGTGATCGCGCCAGAACATGCCGACGACACCGCCGCCGCACAGGCCAGACGCTTGCCCAGCCCGGTTGACCCGGCAGAAGAGGCGCTCGCAGCGCCCGCGCCGGACACCACATAGGCAACCCGCGACGCACCAGCGGCCAATGCTGAGCCGCTGACAGCCCCGACCAGCAACTTGCCCAGCAGCGCCATCGAAGACGTGCCGGCCAGTGCCGACCCACCGGCGGCGACCGACTTCTGCAGCGACGCCAGCGCAGTCGTGGCGCCCGATGAAACCACCGCACTCTGCACGGGCTTGGATGCAGACAGCACAGCACCAGACGACACAGAGGCAGCAACCGACGACGCAACCGGGTGCTGCGCCACCGCAAAGCCGGAAGTTGCCACCGTGCCGGCACTGGCAGCGGAAGCCGAGAACGCGACCGTGGTGGCCCCGGAAGAAACAGCCGCCACCGAACCGCCTGCCGCGATCGAGAACGCAACCTTCGCGGCTCCAGAGCAGACGGCAGTGACCGCAATCGCATCCGCCAGCGGCTTGCCCACCAGCAGGGATGCACTGGTGGTGGCCGAGGCAGCGAGCGACAGCGCCAGGGGCTTGACGACACCAGCAGCACCCGAGGCCGTCACAGCCCCGGAGGCTGCGCAGGACAGGCCCTTGACCGCGGCCAGCCCCGCTGACGAACCGGCAGTCACCGCGACGCCAGCCCCGATCTTGAACGCGACGACAGACGCCGCACTCGAAGCGCCCTGCGCAGCAACCGACCCGGCCACGCGGAAGGCAACCACCGAAGACCCGGTTGCCGAGGCAGCGGCACTGGCCGAGCCAGTCAGCAACTTGCCAAGCAGCGACACCGACGTCGTCTGCGCCACCGCTGCTCCACCGGCCGCGATGATCTTGACGAGCGATGCCTGGGCAGCGGTGCCGCCGGAGGATGCGGCCGAGGCTTGGAGCGCCTTGGTGATGGAGGATGCGGCCGACACCAGCGCGGTGGACGTGATCGAAGACGACGCGACAAAGGCCACGCTCGAAGACGCCGCGACCACCGCCGCAGCACTGGCCGCCCCTGCGATCGGCTTGCCGACCGTCGAAGTGCCAGCGCAGGCAACCTGCCCACTCGCACCCCCCGCGACGCCCTTGACGACCGCGCAGAGGCTGACCGTCGAGGCAGAGCCGGAACCTGCACCGGTCAACGCTTTGTCGACCAGAACGCCATCGGCAACCGCCGCCGCACACGCAACCGACCCCGCCAACCGATAGGCCACACTGGTGTCCGCAACGACCTCAGTCGCTGAAGCACCGGCACCGGCGAGCACATAGGCCACCACCGGACTGCCGGCCGAGGTCGCGGTGGCGCTGAGTACAGGCTCACTTCCAACGCCAATGGCAGAGCCACCCAGAGCGCCGACGTTCAGGGCCGCAGACGGCTGCGGCACCTGGAACAGCACGGGCTTGCCCAGAGCCATCGTCGCGGAAGCCGCAGCCGCGCCAGCGCCGCTGCCCAGCAAGGGCTTGGTCGATACGCCGGCCACTGTGGCGGTCACCGGCACCGATCCGGAACCTGCGAGCCGTTTGGACAGCCCGGCCGCGCCAGATGAGGTAGTCGCTGGAGTCCCGCTTCCCGCCACCACGAACCCGACCCGGGCGGCACCCGTCACGGTTGCCCAGACGCCGGCCGACCCCACGAGCAACTTGCCCAGCAGCGCCATCGAGCTGGTCTGCCCAACCGCCCCGCCTGCGGCGCTGATCGTCTTTTGCAGCGCCGCCTGGGCCGTGGTGGCGCCCTGCGAGACGACAGTAGCCGTGAGCGTCTTCGCGACTCCGACAGCGCCGACGGTGACCGCGCTGACCGTGCCGGCACTGGCGACGGGGCGCTGAGCGACGGCGAGACCCGCCGCGGCGGCGGAAGCCGTGGCACCCGCTCCCACCACAAAGGCAACCTGAACCGCCCCGGTACCGTTGACCGTCGCGGAGAGCGCGCCCGCCAGCGGCTTGGAGGCCAAGAGTGCGCCAGTGCGGTTGGCCGTCGCCGCAAGGGCCGCGGCAAGCCCCTTGGTGACCCCCAGTGCGGCAACGCAGGAAGCGGACGTGCTGACCCCCGCGGCCAATGGCTTGACCGCGAGGTTCAACGCCCCGCTGTTGAGCGGCCGCGCGTTCAGCAGCATTCCGCCCTCCGAAGCACCCTGGCCGGGTGCGTCAGGCGAAGGTGATCGTCAGCGAGTCGACCGGGAAGGACACCGTGTCCGACTGGTTGATCGTCTTGGCGATGGTCAGAGAACCGTGGAACAGCAGATTGCCGCCGGAGGTGGCGTCGTAGATGCCGAAGTGCGACACCGTGCCCCAGTTGCCCGAGGGCGTTGGGAAGGTGATCGCCACCGCGTTCTTGGTCTGGCCGCCCGTACCGCTGGAGTTCCCGGCGGTCGCAGTGTTCTGCGTGGACTTCCAGTTCGTGTCGCTCGGGTTCAGCGCCACGCGGGCGTAGCTGTTGCCCGAGACCTCGGTGCCGCCGCCCGAGTCCGAAGGCGCAGCCGTCAGCAGACCGACGGCCAGCGTCGTCGGCGCCGCAAAGGTGGCCGAGCGGAAGATGTGATCGACGAGCTTGTTCTCCAGGTAGTCGGACATCGCGGACATGGTGGGCTCCTTTACAGGGTCAGAGGAACTGGGATCGCACGGTGAACTTCAACGGCTCGTAGACCGTCTGCCGCTCGCCGCTCCAATCGATCTCGATCTCGCCTTCGTAGGCGCCGGGCTCGACGTCCAACGTTTGCCCGGGAAAGTTGAAGGTCACCTCGCCCGCTGCACCGCCGTCGAGCTTGGTGCATACGAGCGTGCTCAGCACCGTGGCCTCGCCGGCGCGCCGGAAGTGCACGACCACGCTGGTGGCGTTCTGCAGATCCATGGCGGTGCCGTCGGCCTGGCGCAGGGTCATGCGGATGTAGGGCCGGTTGTCGCCCTGCACGAGTCGGATGCGCTCGGCCACGGTGCGCCCTCACCTCAGCCCTGCGAAGGCGCGTTGACGGCCGCAGCCGCCCCCGGCCGATTCGGGTTGCCGGGTGACGTCGGAGCCACCATCACGGTGCCCTTCAGATCCAGCCCCAGCGCGTTGGCAAAGGCCGTGTAGTGCGCCATCGCGCGCTGCCCGTTGCCGGCGTAGTCCGAGTCCTTCATGTAGGCCCGGTACAGGATGTAGTCCTGCAGCACGTTGCCGTAGATGTCGGGAGAGCTGATGTTGCCGCTGACCGCCGTGTAGTCCGTGCCGGCCGCGGGCTCGTTCACGTCGGTGGGCAGGGCCGAATACACGAGGTCGACCGACGCACCCGAGGCAGAAGCTGGCGGGTAGACGTAGAAGGTCTTGGGGTCGCGCGGGTCGAACATGAAATGCACGACCTCGGTGACGCCGGCCAGGTTGTGCCAGCCGGGCGACTGCGCATCCAGGATCTCGCGCGAGCACAGGCGGATCGCCCGCTTGGTGCCGCCGGTGTTGCGCACCACGTCGATCAGCTTGGTGCCGTTGGACGGGATGGCCTGCCGGCTGCCGGCCACCAGGGCCTGCGCGGCGTTGGTCACCATCGCATCGGGGCGGTGGACGATGATCTCGCGCTGCCCATCGTTCAGGTAGCGCACCAGCTCGGCCACCGGCCAGCGGATGGATGTCGTGTCCTGCAGCGTCTCGACGCAGCGGCGGATGATGGATTGAGCGGCGATGGGCATGGCGAACTCCGAGGTGCCTCAGCACCACTTCGGCCGCGCGCGCGGCGTGACGTTGGTGTGGCCGCGCCAGCCGTCCACGCTGGCAGCTGCCACCGCGCGCTCGAACAGCAGCCGGGCTTCCTCAGCCTCGCGGGGCTTGTGCAGCGGGCCGGGCATGCGTAGCAGGCGGTGCCGCGCGCCCTCGGCCAGCGCCTGGCGGTGCTGAGAGAACAGCGTGTCGGCGATACCAGTAGAAGAACGCGAGGGCGCGAGCGAGACCCGAAGCTGAATCCGGTCGGCTGCACCCACCGGCTGCGACAGCGACACCGTCACCCGGTCGCTTGTGGTCAGGGTCAACGGACCGGACTGCGGGCTCTGCGCTGGATCGGCAGAAACGTACCGGAATCCTTCAATCTCGAAGGGCGACTCGTTGCGCGTGGCCTGCTCGATGCGCACCACTTCGCTGCCCGCAGGCAGGTCGAGGTCGTACTCGCGCAAGTTGGCCGCGGCGTAGATGGGCTCCAGCCACTCCGTCCAGACGCGGGTGCGGCGGAAGAACTCGATGGCTGCCTGCCGGGTCTCCTGGTCGAGCACCGGATCGGGGCAGCCCGGGACGTAGGGCAGCACGTCCGGGTGAAGATCACTCCAGGTCGCCACCGCCCTGCTCCTGTGCAGTGCTCTGGTTCACCGCGCTCAGACGGGATCCGCCCTTGCGCCGGCCAGCCGTCGCCTCGCCAGCCATCCGGAAATTGCCCGTGGCCAGCAGCGCCGCAGCGACCGAGCCATCGACCTCGCAAGCCAACTCGCCCTCGGCCGAGGGCGCGAAGACGAGCGCCGGCCCACCGGGCATCGACACCCTGACGGTGCCATCCCGGCGCGGCGGAACGAGTGCGATGAGCTTCACCGCAGTCCTCAGACCGACCGGTACAGCAGCGTCAGACCCACCTCGCCCGCAGCCTTGGTGGCCGCAGCAGCGGTGAACTTGATGCCAATCCGGGTGTCGCTGGTGGCGTTGGCTGCCAGGCGCATCGCGGCCTTGGACAGCGTCACCGCAGCGGCAGAGCCGTCACGGCTGGCGGTGATGCCCGAGGCCCAGACGTCCGACAGATCGGTCTCCGCCGCGTTGACGGGGCCGACGCTGGCCGAGAGGGTCGGGCTTGCGTTGGTGTCGAGGTCGTCCGAGTCATAGACCAGGCCGACGGGCACGCAGCCCGCGGGCAGCAGGGCCACGGCACCGGTGTCGTTGGCATCCAGATCGGCCGCCACCAGCGCGATGGGGAAGCGGACGGCGACCACCTCGCCGCCGGCCGGATGGACGGTCGGCTTGCGGCCGTCGAGATAGTCGTTGCGGTTCGTGAAGGGCATGGTGCGCTCCTGAGGTGTGGGGGTCAGCGGTTGGCCGCCGCGGTGTCGAGGCTGAACAGGCCGAAGTCCTGCGCGCCCACGCCGTCCATCGAGAACGTGACCTTCTTCATCCCGAAGATCGAGCTGGTCGTGATGACGACCTTGTCCCCGTTGTCGCGGGTCTCCTCATGCCAGTCGAAGCGCATGTTGGTGCCCGGGCTGCCGAAGGCGACCACCGCCGCCTGCGAGCCGAGGAACAGCGCGCGAGCGGCCTCGACGTTGGCGCCGGCGCCCGCATTGGCGAAGCGGATCACGTTGCGGTGCGAGTGCAGGATCACGCCCCGGTACATGCCGAGCGAGCCCTTGAACATCGGGTTGTTGCGCCCCTCGGCACCGGCGGCGGCCTTCTGGATGTCGAGCCACTGCCCGGTCTGGACGTTGGCCCGAAGGTCATCCTCCTGGAAGGTGTGCATCACGCACACGAAGGTCTCGTTGCCGTCGATCTTGCAGGGCTGCAGCACCGGCACCCCGGTGGCACCACCACCCTGGCTGTCGGC